GCAGCTACTTATTTGAAACAAGAATGGGATAATATCAAAGGATTTAATAAGTGGTATTTGACTTCTGCCGTTGCATTATTGATGTTAATTACTTCTGCCGGTATTTTTGGTTATCTCTCAAACGCTTTTCAGGCACAATCCCTACAATTACAACAGGTAGACAGAGAAGTTTTGGTTTATACTACCAAAATTGAGCAAAATACATTACAAATTAACCAACTTAATACTCAATTAGGTCAACTATCTTCAACACAATCACAAATTTTAGATAAAGGTAAGGTAAATTCTCGTCTTTTACGTTCAATCGATAACAAAGATAAGCAAACTGCTCAAATTAACAAAAAAATTGAGATTTTACAAACCGAAAATGCTAAAAATAACGAAGAAATCAATAAAATTAAGGTTTCTAATTTAGATTTAGAAAAAGAAGTAGGTGGATTTAGGTTTATTGCGGAAGCATTCGGTATGGAATTGAAAAATGTTGTAAAATTCTTCATATTTTTGATTGTAATCGTATTTGACCCGTTAGCAGTTGCTTTGATTATTGCATTTAACGGATTGATTTTAGATAAAAAGAAAAAACAAAAACAACTTATTACCGAAATCATGCAAAATGATGAAAAATTAGGACTATACGATAATTTAGATGATTTAATGGAAAAAAATTACGAAATTTATGGAGATATTGGAAAAAATTCTACAATAAAAGAAGAAAACGAAGTTATAGTAGAAAATATTCTTAACGAAAACGAAACAAATGAGATTAACAAGAAAAATGAAGATACAATTGTTAGGATTCCTATTGACTTGGATGGTGATGGAACAATTGATGGTTATGATACGAATAATGATGGGATAATTGATGAATGGTCTCCTGAAGGTCATAGAGAACGTGAATTGGGTATAAGAAATCAATTCCCATATTATGCAAGGCCTGACTTTGATTGGAATGATAAATCAAAATGGATAAATGACCAAAATGCCGTAAATTATTGGTTAAAGTACAAAAAATCCCAACAAGACGATTTAATTAAAACTTATTAATTATTTGGTAATTTAGAATTATTTTCGTATATTAGAAATACGAAAAATTAATTTATGAAAAAATACGCAATGTTCATCGGAAGATGGCAAACTTGGCACAAAGGACATGAATGGTTAATTAATCAACAATTAACAAAAGAAAAAAATGTTTGGGTTGCAATTAGAGATGTACAAGTGGATGAAAATAATCCAAAATCAGCACAACAAGTATTACAAGAATTACAAAATGAACCATTCTTTACAAATAATTGGGATAAGATAATGTTAAGTATTATTCCAGATATTGAAAGTGTAAATTATGGTAGAGCGGTTGGTTATGACGTAATTTATCACGAACCACCAAAAGAAATCGAAAAAATTAGTGGTACAGCAATTAGACAAAAATATATCGACTCAAATGGTGATGTAATTGTCTATAATATCGAAAAAAATGATAGTGCAATATAATGGAAAAGATATATTTTGACGATACTACGTTTATTTGGAAAACTAAATTAAATTTATCTACGGATAAGGAAGCACTCTTAAAACAGTCGTATTCTATAATTGAAGCAACACCACGTAGTAAAACGGATTCGTTCAGTTATAAAAAAGCTTGGCAAGCAAATTTAGATTTTATTGGTAATATTGAAATAGAAAAAAAATTAGATGAAATTGTCCAAATTGGCATTAATGAGTCTAAAAAATTGTATGAAGAAAAAAATATAATTTATAATAAAATTAATATAGATTTCTGGATAAACCAAATTCGTTCTAAAAATCCCATACAAGAAAATTTTCATAATAAAAACGACAAATACCACACGCACACCGAAATTAGTAAAAAAAGTGGTATATTCGTACCACATTATGCATGTGTCTATTATATTCAAATGCCGGAAGTTATGGAAAATGAAGATGGTGTTTTATATTTAAAAGGTAAAAATGGTAATGAATATTGGATAAGACCCGAAGAAGATGAATTAATAATAATGGAAGCGGATATGCCACATTCGGTAAACAATGCACCTAATTCAAATTTGGATAGAATTGTATTGGCGGGAAATGTAGGATTTGATTACATAAAAAAAGAAAAAAGTTTTATATGATAGTAGAAAGAAGAAGGCACATAGCAAAAACCATATCATATCGTATTTTAAGTACTCTTATTGGGTTTTTAATAATGTGGTGGGTAAGTGGTTCAATTAAAGTTGGAGCAGCATTTGGGGTAGCAGAATTGGTATATAAACCCATTCAATATTATCTACATGAAAGAATTTGGTACAAATATATTAAATACGGACTTAAAAAATAAAAAATGAAATTAATAGTAGACAAAAATCAATTTGGTTTAGAAACGGCAGAGTTTAGAGAATATCTTAAAACACCAACATACAAAACCGAAATTACACAACAAGAGGCCGATGAATTAAGAATGGAATTAACTCAAGCCTTAATAGAAAATCCAGGATTAGGTATTTCAGCAACACAAATTGGTATTAAGAAAAGAGCATGTTATATACAATTTGGTGATGAGGAATTATTCTTATTAAATCCGGTTATTAAAGAAAAGTCAAAAGAAGGATTTTTATTCTTTGAAGGATGTTTATCAATACCATCAACACTTACTAAACCAATTAGAACAATTAGAGCTTGTAAAGTTGTAGTTGATACTGATAATTTGGGAACATTGACATTTGAGATTAATCCAGAGGGTGATAAAGCAAACGAACAAGTTTCAAAAGAAACAATGATGACTGTAATAGTTCAACATGAAATTGACCATTTGGATGGGTTTACAATTAAAGATAGAGTGTATAATACACAGGTTGTCAAAAAAACCACATACGGAAGAAATGATAAAATTGTTATGAAATCCAAAGAAGGTGAAATGGTTGAAGTAAAATACAAAAATGCAAACAAATATTTTTTACAAGGATACGAAATCGTTTAATTATGTTATACACAATAATATCAATATTATCATTATTAATAGTTGCACTTTCATTTGCAATTTATAATATTTTACAAAAATTAGAAAAATATGAAGATATCATTGAAGAAAATGATAAATTCATTGAAGCGGAATTACAAAAAAATGAAGCATTACTGGAAGCATTGAGACAAATTGATAATAGTCAAATGTTTGAGAAGGATGATGACGTTGGTTCTATATTTTATCAAATTAAAGAAACAATTGAAAAATTCAAACAAAGATAAACATGCCAAGAAAAAAGAGAGGGCCGAATAGACAATATTTCCCCAAAGATACGGAAGATGCAATAATTGAATACAATCTTACAACCGACCAATATATTAAAGATAAATTATATAGAGAAAGAATTGCAGAAGCATTTGAAAAATTAGCAGAAATTGTTTATAATAAATGGAAATTTACTTACTTTGATGATGACCCAAAAGATGTAATGGCAGAGGTTGTTGCATTTATGATTGAAAAAATTCATATGTACAAAGCGGGTAAAGGTAAAGCCTTTTCTTATTTTACTATTGTTGCCAGAAACTATCTTATTTTAAATAACAATGCAAACTACAAAAGATATAAAGATACGGATGTAATGTCTGGTTTACCTGAATCATTTGATACCGAAAACAATTTTAGAGAAGAGGAAAGAAATGAAGAACATAGAACTTTTAATATTAGAATGTTAGAATACTGGGATAAACATTTAGAAAATCATTTTACTAAAAAAAGAGATATTCAAATTGCAGATTCTGTATTGGAATTATTTCGTAGAGCTAACTATATAGAAAACTTTAATAAAAAATCTTTATACCTTTTAATTAGAGAGATGACAGGTCATCCTACACATTATATAACCAAAGTTGTCAATAAGATGAAAGAAAAACAAATGGCACTTTATAATGAATTTGATAGAGAGGGTGATATAAAAATTTAAATATGATACAATTAGGTTTATCAGGATTTTACCACGATTCAGCTGCAGCAATCGTAATAGATGGTAAAGTAATATGTGCTATTGAAGAAGAGAAACTATCCGGCGAAAAACATGATAGTTCTTTTCCATTTAAAGCAATTCAATGGTGTTTGGATTATGCAAAAATCAGAATTGACGAAGTTGATATGGTTTGTTGGTATGAAGACCCGAATTTAAAATATGAAAGAGTTAGACAATTTATAGGTAAGTGGGGTGGATTACGATTTCCCAAAAAATGGAGAAAATTTAACAATAGATGGAATATGGATGAAGGTGCACTAAAACCTTTATTGTGGTCTATCGGATATGAAGGAGTAATTACATATACTAAACATCATTTATCTCATTTAGCATTTTCATATTATACGTCTCCATTTGATAAAGCGATTGGTTTGTCAATTGATGGTGTTGGTGAGTTTGACACAATATACACTACAATGTGTGATGATAAAGGGTTTCATAAGATTCAAACATTGCAATTCCCACATTCATTGGGTTTAATATATTCAGCATTCACCGCTTATTTAGGATTCAAACCAAACGAAGGTGAGTATAAGGTAATGGGACTTGCACCATATGGAAATAATCAAAGATATCATAGTATATTTGATAAGGTTGCAACCATTGGAAATGAATTTGATATTATAAAAATGAATATGTCATATTTTACATGGGAGACATCGGAAAATGATATGTTCAATCAAAAATTGATAGATTTAATTGGATTCCCACCAAGATTCAAAGATGAACCAATAGAACAACATCATAAAGATTTAGCAGCATCGTTGCAAAGATGGTACGAAAGTGCTTTATACTTTCTTATCAACAGAATTACAAATATTTGGAATTGTGAAAATTTGGTATTGGGTGGTGGGTGTGCATATAACGGAACTGCCAATGGCAAGATAAAAACATTTACATCAATTAAAAATGTTTGGATTCCATTTGCACCATCCGATGCAGGTTCTGCAATAGGTGCATGTTTATATCAATATCACCAAACATTAGGACATCCAAAAGTAAAAGGTGGTGATAATCAAAATCCATATTTAGGTCCTGAATTTAGTGATAAAGAAATGTTGAAAGTAATTGAAGGTCATAAAGATTTGAAAGTTGAGATTGTTAGAAATAGAGAAAGATACATACAAAAAATAGCTAAACTAATTCAACAGGGTAATATAGTTGGTTGGTTTATTGGTAGAACTGAATTTGGTGCAAGAGCATTGGGTAATCGTTCTATATTGGCTAATCCACATTTATCGGATGTTAGAGATAGAATTAATAAGGTTGTCAAAAAGAGAGAAATGTTTAGACCATTTGCTCCAACGGTTACACAAGAAGATTATCAAAAGTATTTCATATCAGAAGAAGATGTTCCTTACATGAATCAGGTTGTCAAAGTTAGAAGTGGAGTAAACATTCCGTCAGTAACCCATATTGACAATTCTGCAAGGATACAGACACTTAAAAGAGAAAGTAATCCACTTTATTACGACTTACTGAAAGAGTTTGAAAAACTAACAGGAACACCCATTCTATTGAATACATCTTTTAATTTAAAAGACCATACGATGACAAATGACCCAGAAAAAGCAATTTGGACATTAAAGAATTGTGATATGGATTATTTGGTTTTGGGGAACTTTTTAATAAGTAAATAATTATTAGTATATAAAATACAAATATGGCAACAGAATTTCAATTATTTGATGGTAAAAACTTATCATCATTATTTAAAGATATTTACGAAAATCAACAAAACAAAAAGAAAAACATTTCCGAATTGATTGAATCATTAAGGAAGTTAATTCGTAATGTGGGTGAAGCAACGGTAATTGCACCTATCATAAAAGATTTAATAGAAGTATCGGTTAAAAACGATGACCACTTAATTAAACTTGCAACGATAGGTCAAAGATTAGCAGCTGCAGAAGCAAAGGGTATTGGTGAAGATGGTTGGTTAAGTGAAACCGAAAAAGCACAATTACTTCAAGATATGGAAGATACGATTAATGCCGTTGAAGAAAAAGCAAAAGAAAAAATGGGTGATTTGGAAATAGAAATTGAAGAAATTAAAACAAAATTATAATGACTGACGTTAAATCATTTTTAGCTACGGTAGATAATGTTTATGGTACAAATGTTCCATTAGTAGAAAATAATGTTAGTGATAATGTGAGTGTGTATAATGAAAATACTACGTTTGCAGATACTGATGCAAGACTATATGGTGCAATAACTTATTTATTTGAAGATACCATTGAGAAAGATGACTACGCATACCCATTTGATAAGAATAACTTCACATTCCCCAAAAAAGGAGAAACTGTTATTATTTTAAAAATGTTTGGTAGAAATCAACAAACGTTTTACTTACCATACACAAATACGGTATATCCAAATTATAGAAGAGATTATATTACATACGAACGTGGTGTAAAAAAAGAATTAGAATCGGCGGGTAAAGATACATCTGCGTCTAATTTGACAAGTACAGCAAATTCGGGTGGAAAAACTCAAACTAATAAAGTTGATAAAGAAAATAAAGTAGATGTTAATGAAAAAATTAAATTTCTAAAACCAAAAGATGGAGATACTATTATAAGTGGTAGAGCAGGTAACACTATAAGATTTTCGGAATTATTTTTAACGGAAGATGATAAAACACCATCACCATCTATATTAATTCGTAATAAACAAAATCCAGAATTAGATTCTCAACCAATTGGTACATTGATTGAAGAAGATATAAATAAAGATGGTACATCAATTTATATTACATCCAATAAAGTAAAAATACCATTTGCAGAAACTATTAAAAAAACGAAAATAGGATTTAAAGATTATCCAAATTCGAAAGATTTAAGTGGTGACCAATTATTTGTAAATTCGGATAGAATTGTATTATCATCCAAATCAAAAGAATTTATTATATTTGGTAAAAGTAATACAGGCATTATAACTGATGGTAATTTTTCGGTAGATGCTGAAAAGGAAATTTATTTACATTCTAATAATAAAATAACATTTCATTCAGCCGGTTCTAATCAAATATTTTTAAATTCGGAAAATGGTAAAATATATTTAGGAAAAAATACCGGTGTAGGAGACGCGGGTGCACAAGTTCAAAAGATGGTATTGGGTGGTGAACTGGTAAAAATATTAAAAGAATTAATTGACGCTATAAATAAACAAATTTATGGTACAAGTTGTGGGCCCACACAACAAGGCCCTTCTAATAGGTTCGAATTTGATATGATAAAGTCAAAATTAAATTCTTTATTATCATCTAACAATTTTTTAAGCAAGTAATATGTCTTGGACACTCTTTAAAATAAATGTTTTAAGAGAAATGGTGTCAGGTAGATTTTCCAAAGATACCGATGCTTTTGCAGATTTTTATGCAAACGAATATGACCAATGTATAAAACGTAGTGGTGGTGATATGTTATATGGTGTAAATGTAATCAATGGAAATGTAAAAGGAATGTCCGATGTAATTAAAGCAGCGATGAAAAAAGGACAAGAAAGTGAAGATGAAAATTTTAATATATTAGAAGAAATATATCCGTCAGCATTTGATGCATATTGGTTAGGTGCGGAAATGTCACCATTACCAAATCCAATTTTAAAACCATTGGGCTGGCCTTCTACTCCACCTGCACCGGGTACGATTCAAAACATAGGGCCAAACCCAATATCGTTAGCAGTATCAGTAGCCAAACATAAAGCAGAAGTTAAAGCTTTAAAATTATTGGAAGATGAATTAAAAAAACAAATAGTAACTTTACCAGCAGTACCACCACTACCACCAATTACTATTCCAGTTTATGAAACTGCATTGAAAATAATAAATAACAAAGTAGTTGCACCAAACATTAAAAATCATCCCGTTGTAAAGGCTGCAGTTGAAATCTTAAAAAAATTGAAGGAAGCAAAAAAGAAAAAACCATCCATTGGTTCTCAAATAAAAAAATCAATTAAGTTTCCATTTCCAAAATTACCAAAAAAAAGAAAAATAATAGAAGCAGCACGAGACAAATTAATAGATGAAGCAGTTAAACAATTGGAAGAAATTATTATAAAACCAATTGAAGAAGTTATACTTGCACCAATATATGCGGCTGTTGAAACCGCAGTTATGATTGCCGATAGTATACCAAATCCAAAACCAACAAAAGAACAAATCAAAAAATATGTAAAGGATACAATAGATGGTTTAGTACCTGAAATTGCTTTACCTGGTATATCTATTCCAAAAATTCCTACAAAAAAGGAATTAAAAGAAATGATAAAGGAAAAGATTCCAACCAAAGAAGAATTAATAGCTATGGCGTATGAATTAATACGAAGTAAAATTCCTGAAATACCAAATATATGGTTTGTTCCACCTACATTAGTATTTTCACCACCAACAAACATATTATTAGACCCATTTGTAACATTAGCAAAATTTCATTTAATCGGTACAAGTGGTACTATGTCAGTTATGGCTCAATACCCACCACCCGCTCCACCTGCCCCTGCAATTATAAATTGGACAGGTTACAGAGTAGTGGGATAAATTATTAAATCAAATATTTATTACTAAAACATATACAAACAATTATTATGGATTCAAAATTATTAGTAGGTTTAATTAAGGAAGTTGTTAAAAATGAAGTTAAACAACAAGTTAAAGAAGAATTAGCTAAATTAATTAAATCTGGTGCGGTTACATTAAACTCACAAAGAAAAACATCTACTCCTTCATTGAGAGAGATGACCGAAGTTACTCCTGCACCTGTTAGGAAACAACAACCAATTGTACAACAACAAAGACCTCAAATCAAAAAGGAATTTACAAAAGACCCAATGATTAATGAGATTTTAAATATGACACAACCATTTACGGCCGCACAAAGAGTAGAGGGTGGTGCACCTGGTATGGGTGGTGGTAGTGTGTTGGATATGATTCAACCAACCGAATATCAAGAGGAAGGGTGGGATACTATGGATTATAGAGGTATGGAGTCACCTCAAAATATTCCACAACAATTCGAATCAACCGGTGATGGATTACAAGATGCTACGATAAAAGCATTGACAAGAGATTATAGTGAATTAGTAAAAAGATTTAAATAAAAATGGCAATAGAGTTAGGAAAAGTTAATGTAAACGATTTAACGGAAAATAATTATAAAGTACTTGGTATTGGAATAAATAAAAGTTCCGATAAAGGTGGTATATTTTCTGTTAATTACACAACTCTAAATCAAGCCAAAGATAATTTAAAAAATTTAATCTTAACAAAAAAAGGTGAAAGACTAATGCAGCCGGAATTTGGTTGTGATATATGGAGAGTGTTATTTGAACCAATGGATGATACTAACATAGAAAATAGAATAGAAACAACTATTAATGCAGCAGTTGATATTTGGTTACCATATTTAAACATAAACGAAATAGTATTTGATTATGACGAAAATGATATTGATAATAACAAAATTGCATTCGATATTAAATTCTCATTAAAGTCAAATCCAAACATATCAGATTGGGTGCAAATAGGCCCGAATAATTAAATAAATAAAGATGGCAATTAAACCTTTGGATAAAAATTGGGGAAGTGATAAAAAGAATATCAATTATGTTGGTAAAGACTTTTCAACTTTAAAACAAAACCTAATTGATTTTACTAGAACATATTTTCCAGATACATATTCGGATTTCAACGAAGCTTCTCCTGGTATGGTATTCATTGAACAGGCTGCAGCAATTGGAGATGTTTTATCTTTTTATCAAGATACTCAATTAAAAGAGTCAATGTTAATGTATGTTACAGAAAGAAAAAATGTAATAGCATTGGCACAATCTATGGGATATAAACCAAAAATTTCAACACCGGCAGTTACAACATTAACGGTGTATCAATTGTGTCCATCCGTATTTAATAATGAAGGTGGTACTAGATTTGAAGTTGATGAAAGATTTTGTTTGAAGATAAAAGATGGTATGGAGATAAAATCCAACTCAAATAATGATATAACATTTAGAACAATTGATGGTGTTGATTTTGCACAAACCGGAAGTAGAGATGTTGATGTTCATACGAGAGATTCAAATGGTAATCCTTTATGGTATTTACTTACTAAAAAAGTAAAAGCAATATCTGCAACCGAAGTATCAACTGGTATTTCATTTGCTTCCGATGAAACCGATTATCCGACTGCTACAATAGATGATGATAATATTATAGAAATAACATCCGTTACAGAAACAACCGATGGTTCTAAATGGTATGAGGTTCCGTATTTAGCACAAGAAAGTGTTTTCATAGAACAGGCAAATATAAATGGTGAATTAGAAGATTATTCAAATAATGTACCATATATTTTAGAAGTACAAAAAGTTCCAAAAAGATTTTCAGTAAAAGTAAATTCAAACAATACAATTGATTTACAATTTGGAAGTGGTGATACTACAATGAATGACGAACAAATTTTACCAAACACAAAAAATGTAGGATTAGGTTTAGCAAATTCAGTTAATAGATTAAATCAAAATATAGACCCATCAAATTTTTTAAAAACAAATACATTTGGAATCGCACCAGCTGGTAAGAGTTTAACTGTAAAATATTTAAAAGGTGGTGGTGTAGAATCAAATGTAAATACGGGTGATTTGACAAGAATTTCTAATATAGAATTTGAAGAAGATTTGTTATCAATACCAGATGCATTATTAGATTCTTACAACGAAACAAAAACATCAGTAGCAGCTGAAAATTTAGAACCTGCGATTGGTGGTAGAGGTGCAGAATCAATTGAAGAAATTAGACAAAATGCATTGGCTACATTTGGTTCTCAAAATAGAGCAGTAACTAAACAAGATTATATAGTAAGAGCATTATCAATGCCAGAAAGATATGGTTCGGTTGCAAAAGTTTATGTATCACAAGATGGTGAAATTGATAATAATTCACCTGCATCTATTTTAGCAAGTCCACAAAGTATTAGTGAATTTACAAATATAGTAGAAGGTTTAAAAGATAAATCAAAAGCGGATATTCAAAGAGAATTACTTAAATACTTACAACAAAAGAAAACATCGCTTAATGAGGTTAATAACCCATTTGCAATCAATATGTATGTATTGGGTTATAATAGTGATAAAAAATTAACACAATTGAATGTAGCAGTTAAACAAAATCTTAAAACTTATTTGGGTGAGTATAGAATGATTACAGACGCAGTTAATATAATTGATGGTTTCATTGTAAACATTGGTATTGATTTTGAAATAGCTTGTTATCAAAACTATAATAAGAGAGAAGTTGTTGCAAATTGTTTAGTAGAATTACAAGATTATTTTAACATAGATAATTGGACATTTAACAAGCCAATCAACATTTCGGAAATAGAATTAATATTAGCAAATGTAGAAGGAGTTATGAGTGTTCCATCGGTTAAAGTTACAAACTTATCCGGTGGTGATGGTAATTATTCACCAAACAGATATAACATCGATGAAGCTATAAGGGGTAAAATGATTTATCCGTCATTAGACCCATGTATATTTGAAATCAAATATCCTAATAAGGACATAAAAGGGAGGGCAATATAATGCATAAATTTTTTACATCGTCATACGACGCGAGTATATACTTACAACAACCTGACCAAAATGCTGGTAGGGATGAAATATTAGAAGTAGGTAAACTTTATTATGGTTCTTCAAAAGATATAGCTAGAGCATTAATTAAATTTGATGTAACACAAATATCATCATCGATTGTAGAAAATAACATAACGTCTAGTTATAAAGTTTATTTAAATCTTAAATCAGCTAACTCCGAAGAAGTACCATTGGAGTATACAATTTATGCAAATGCAATATCTCAAAGTTGGACAATGGGAACTGGTACTAAATTTGACAACATAACAACGGATGGTGTAAGTTGGAAATATAGAAATGGAATCGATACTTGGCAAGATAATACAACCGGTGGAACGGCAACATTTGTAGCAGGTACAACTGGTTCTGCAAATGCAGAAGGTGGTACTTGGTATCTAACAGGGTCTGCATCACAATCATATAATTACGAACCAGATGATGTAAGAATGGATATTACTAATATGATTTCAAACTGGATTGGTGGTTTACCAAATAATGGACTTATAGTACATCACGGATTGGATGCTGAAAATGACACATTGGATTATGGTGTATTAAAGTTTTTCTCAAAAGAAACTAATACTATATACGAACCAAAATTAGAATTAGTGTGGAATGACCAATCATTCACAACAGGAAGTTTAACTCCTGTAACTGGTTCGGTATCCGATGATGATTATAAAGTTGTTTTTCAAAATTTAAAGAATGAATATCCTCAAAATCAAAAAGTAAAAATTAGAGTTAAAGGTAGAGATATGTTTCCATTAAAATCCTTTGGAACAACATTTGCATACGACCAAACAAAATATTTACCAATAACTACATATTATCAGTTAGAAGATTATAAAACGGATGAAATAATATTTCCATTTGGAGACTACACAAAAGTTAGTTGTGATTCAACATCAAATTATTTTTTAATGGATTTATCTTCATTGCCAATTAATAGAACATATGTTTTAAAATTGAAAATAGTTGAAAATGGTATATCTACAATTATAGACGATAAATTAATATTTGAAATAATTTAATTAAATGACTAATTTAGAAGCAATAGCAATAAAATTACAAGAAGAAAAAGATAAACAATTAGAGTCAATTTTAAGAGTATCGGGTTCAGCTGCGATAACTAAAAATGAATATGGTATAAATGTTATTGATGCAAATAATCCAGCTTCATCTTTATTATTTAAAACTTTAAATAAACCAAAGTATGATGAACAAGAATTATTAAAAGCAATAGATGTTGAGGTTGTAGAGTTAAGACCAAATATACCAACACCAAATTTAGATTTAGTCCCTAGACCTTTATATACAGAACAGGTTGTATTGGTTGAAGATTTAAGAAAACAAGTAGAAAATTTAACAACAACTATTAATGACTTAAAGTCACAAATAACCACATTAGAATCACAAGTTCAAACTGAAATAAATAATAGATTAAGTATTGAGCAATTGAATGATGTATTGACCAATCAAATAGATACATTAACAAATACCATAAATGATTTTTCAGGTCAGATTTCAACATCATTACAAAAGTCAGTTGATGAAAGTATTTTAAGAGCATCATTGCAATCACAAAATGCAGGATACTTTGCACAGATTGAAGCATTGATAAAACAAATAGATTCTTTGAATGCAATTATAGATGGTTTACAATCACAATTGGGTGCAGTACAAAATCAATCTACAATTATACAATCAATAAAAGACTCCGCAGTTGCATTGGGTGCAGAAGTAGTTAATAAAGTTGGTTTGGTTTCATTTAATCCAAAAGCCGAAAGTGGTAAACCAATTGTATATTTAGCAGTAAATAATAAAAATGGTGATAATCAATTTAAATATGGAAGTTCGGTATCAATAACAAATAATGATAGAGACCCCATAAGTGTTGAAATAGTTGCATCGGAATTTTTATTTGTTCCTAAAACAAAATATACAATTAGTCCATCCCAAACAGAAAAATTAGATTTTAAAATAGGAAAAGTATCTTATAGTAAAAATGCAAAAAGTACAAATAAACAAGGGCAATTGAGTGTCAAAATAATAAGAAACGATGGAAGTAGTGAGTCAAAAGAATTTAAAGCAACAATTAATATACAACACAAAGATTCATATCCAACTTGGTAAAATATAATTATGAGTATTAAAAAATATACAAATATTGAAAATATTAATGATAAATCATCAAATGAAGGACAATTTCTTCAAGCGGATGATTTGTTTATTATTTCTAAATCGGAAATAGAAGCTACTGATTTTGGTAATGGTAAGTACGATGTTATGGAAGTTTCTTTATACGATATTAATAATAATTTATTACCACAAACTTCAGGAAATAATGTTGCATATATAAAAAAAGATGATATTAAAAATTATATGTACCAAATCACAAATAAAAGTGGTTTGAAAGAATTGGCCATTAATGTTGAAAAATTAATAAATGATTTGGGGTATAAAAATGGTATCATTAAGGTAAATATAAATTTTGTTAGATATAAAGTTGGTACTGAAAATGAGTTGGAGCGAGTGTGGATTGAAGAAATTTCACCATCAAGAGAAGAAATTCGTATAATTCCTCTTAAAACAAAATTTCCGAATATTAATGAAAAAACAAAAAAACAATTTAAAAATTTACAAAATTTAAATAGAGAGTTTGGTTATTATAAACAAACATTACTTAATTCATTAAATTCTTTTGATAATGTTTTTTTAAATAAAATAAATTCTCAATTAGAAAGTAAATATGGTAATGATTTTTTTAAAATTCTTAAAAAAGATTTTGGATTAAGTAATTTTGATATTGTACGTGATAAGATATCAAACGATTTTAAACAATCTATTTATTATTATTTAAATAATAAACATTATAATATAACCGAATCTACATTTGGCCAACTATCTGATATTAGATTTGAAGATTATGAAATTTACGATTTAAATGAAATTTTATCCACCATCGAAGTTATTCTAAATAATTGTATTAATTTTAATTTACAATCATTAAAGCGTAGAGATTTAAATATCAAATCGTTACCTAAACAATTTGCAATAACCGAATTACAAAAAGAAATAAAAAATAATTTAGATTCATTTAATACATATTCTGAACGTAAACGAAATGTATATTCTCCCGATGGTACTATTACTATATTTAATGATGCAACAAGTTCATTCGTTGAACCAGCAAGGGGAACATTGTTAAATACGTTTTGTAGAGGATATAATAGATATGGTAAAATTGCGGATGGTAATGGTGGTTCGTATGAAGAATTGATTGAAACAAACTCCACAATATGTGGTTATACTGCACCACCAAGTGGAGGTGGTGGTGGTGGCGGAACTGGTATTGGTGGTGGAGGTACTATCGGTAATGACCCGAATGATGGTAGAGAAAGAACGGATGGTGGATTGGGTAGAACGGAAAATATTAGATAAAAATTATTTATAAAAAACAATAGATGTCAATAAGATACAATAGACAATATAAAGAAGATACGGATATTTTTGGTCCTGTGGGCCCACTTGCGAATGAACAACCATTTGATTTTTTAAATAATGATGATGTTTATTTGCGTGGTGGTGGTGGTGGTGGAGCATCCGGAGGTGGTGGAACATCCGGAGGTGGAAGTAATGATATTCAACCTCCCGTTGAAACTCCTCCTGCCGAAACCAATGTAGAACCAAGTCCGGAAAATCCAACACCTAATGGCCCGTTACCTCCAATTGTTAATTATGAAATTGCAATAAGTTCTAATTTACAAGAAGAAGTTGGGGACTTTATTAAATTAAAATACGACATACTTTCAAATGGTTCAATACAAGAAGAAGGTGAAGTGTTATTGGCAGATTTTAATACTGATGGGTTATCGATATCAAAGGAAATACTAACTTCAGGTATTTTAAATCTTTATTTACAAAACAATTTACCTTCAAATTATAGTATATCGAAAATATATTATACAAATAGATTAATTGCACAAAAAAATCCTACGGATTATAGTAAATGGAAAGTTGGTAATGATTTTATAGGTTTACAGGCCTCAGAATTACTTACTGGTGGTATTGCTGTTGCTGTTATATTAGAAAAAGAAATAGCAGCTGCTAAACCAACAATATCCTTAGATTCTACAATTTATAGTAAACAGGTAAAGGATTCTGATTCCGATTCTATAATTAACATCAAATTTAATCAAACGGATTGTGATTATGTTTATTTTTATATATCCGAAACAAAATCACTTAAAATAGATGCAAAGGTGGGCAATTGTACCTTATCGTTTTTAAAAGATTTTGGTAAAATATATGGTAATAAAAAATTAATAATAGTTCCTTATAGTGATTTATATGGAACAGGAGATAAAATTGAAATTAGTGTAAATTTTATATCAGTAAACGATTTTCCATCAATTACTGAAATAATATATCCTGATACAATTGATATACCTGCATTTTCTGATTTAGAAATAGATTATGAAATACAATATAATACATTTGCCGCAACATCGGTTGATTTTTATTTACTTTTAAAAGATAAGAGTAGAGTTGGTTTATTTAAATCACAACCTGCAAATGGAAATATAAAATTAAATCTTAAAAAATTAAGAGAATTAAATCCTAATTGTGTTGGTAGTACGGATGTAACATTAATATTAAAACCAATTAATAATAGTGGTGATACTCTTTTAGAAGGAAATGAATATGAAATAAAAACATTATTAACGTTTCCTGCGTTTCAAATTGATGAGGATATTATTAAAAAATCCGTATTTGATGCATTTTTAAGTAATTTAGGATTATCACCTGAAAGGGAAAGTAAATATTTAACACACCTTGCAAACTTTGGTAATGACGAACAAACGATAATTTCATCTTGGGAAAATGATAATTGGACATTATCTAAAAAATCTGTTGATGAATTGGGTAATGAATTTGTAAAACCTGAAGATGAGATAAACTCTATAATATTAAAGTTATATAATCCATTACCGGCAAACATACAAAAAAACTCAACTTTTTGGGTTACTAAATTAATGAGTAATCCACTCGTTGAAACTGTAATATTAACTCAACAAAACGAAATTGAATTACCTACCATTAAGGGCCCTAATTTTAGTATAGACATTGATTTAGTACAAGGTAAATCAACTGGATATGAATCGTTGGATACTATATTATTAAATAATGATGTAACAAGTTCTTCAACATTGGTTGCAACCTATTTAAGTTCTTCATTAAGTAATACCGATGAATTAAATATAGATTATGCAAGTGGTTCAACTTATTTGTGGAATAATTTTGTACATTTTAGTTCAGCAAAAGAAAGAGTTGATAATTTTGTATATAAAGTTCAATTAATAGAAAATTATGAGGCTGCAATTTCATCTTCATTATATTTTTCCGCTTCGGTTGCAGAAATTCAGGCCGGGTTGATTTCTCATACTGGTTCTCTATCTACAATACAAGAAAGAGAAAGACAATTATTAAAGAAAAATCAATTAATAAATAATTTTGATGGATTTGAAAAATTCTTATACACATCTTCATCATTAAGTTGGCCTCATTCAAATACTACAACTAGGTTAATTAGTACAAGTGATGATGTTATAAATTGGTATAATGATTTAATAGATGAAGCAGAGCAATACGATATTCAAAATGTTAATTGGGTTCAAAATAATATTCCACAATTTATTGTAAATAATGAAGAAAATAGAAGTTTACTTTTATTCTTTTCTATGGTGGGACATCATTTTGATAACATTTATTTTTACACAAAATCAATTGAAAAAAGTAGAAATTTAGGTTATAAATCAAAAGATGGTGTATCGGATAAATTATTACATGATGTATTAAAATCATTTAATTGGGATGCAAAAAATCTTGCAACCGATTCTAAATTATGGGAATATACATTTGGTTTGGATTTAAATGGTGAACAAAAATTCGAAACACCGGCAAAACAAAGAACATATGAAGTATGGAGAAGGATATTAAATAACTTACCATATCTCTTAAAAAATAAAGGAACAAGAAAAGGAATATATGCATTATTAAGTTGTTATGGTATACCATCATCAAATCTTTCAATATTTGAATTTGGTGGGCCGGAAGTAAATGAAAAATCAAAAAGTAAATTAGTTTACGATAATATAACAACTGCTCTAAAAATGTCAGCTGCCTCCTATATTGATTTTGAATGGAAAAACACAGAAAGAAATAGAAAGCCTGATACTATTGAATTATTTGTTAAACCGGCCGTTTCTTCCGAATACACTTTAATTAGTGGTAGTGGTTGGAATGTTGTATTGAGTGGTTCGGTTGGT